CACGGAAGTTGTGGGGTTTATATTACTACCAGTGGCCAGAACACCATGACCACCGGAACCAAAAGGATTAGCAGCTGAGACCGAAGCTGCGGGGAGTTCACGAACATGGCAAGCCAAGAGACCAGTACCTATTGAACTTATGTCCCTAGGTCTTATCAAATCAAATTCATATTCAACATAGAGCTCACCAATTTCGGTATTCACCCCATTCAACGGAAGGCCAGAGGAGGCCATTTGGAATAACCCCATGTCGTAGAATTTGGTGGAAGTGTTAACAGGGGCGTTGAGGTTACCCGATGGGTAAACGAAATACTCATTTAATGGCATATGAGCGCGACCTTGTTTATTTTTAAGCACCTTCAATGACCCCATTGGATCATGAGTCATGGAGGCAAAAGGTACGGTTCTATCAGATCCAATATAATTTTCCATGGCAGTCATGGAAGAAAACGAGGGTTCATCAGGGTCCACATTAGTGGCCATGACTAACTTACCAGAGGCAAAGGTAGAACCAGAAGCGACATAGGCTTCAGTAACATAATGAAACCGAAGAAACCTACATCTATATTGTTCATAAACAGCAGCTACTTTACTGAATATGGGGAATAACTCAGTGTTCCCAGGATTCAAATAATATTGATATTTGTTCTGAAAGGTTTGGAAACCAAACGTCAAATCAGTAACCTTTTCCATCCTCCTTGGGAATCTATCGACGATAGTTGAGTTGTTATGCATCTGCAATGCACGATTCAAACCATCAGAGACCACCATCTCTTGAAAAGTTCTTTTATTATTTTTTAGGGCGTTGGTAGCCCGCCCTTTTCTAGCAGATTTTGAGAGTTTCGGGCCTGAAACTATAGTTTTTGTTTTTGTTACCACTTTATTTGGTTTAGTGGTAGTGGTAGTGGACTTTGTCCGTTTTTGTTGCTTCTTTGAAGACATGATTGGAAAAGAGAGCGGGAGAGGAGAGAGAGAGTTGCGGGAGATTGTCTCGTAATACGAACACAGCAGACAATAGGTAATGTGGGGTAGCCCTGTTACCCACAGGGACTGTTCATCATGTGTCAACCGCTAAACGGATGAGCCGTGCAGTCTCTTGACATTTTGTTTAGTACGAAAATTTTACTCGCAAAGCGAAACGTTTTGGTCAATTACAACACACAACACCCTAGCAAAATATTTAAATACTTCAATGGCAATGCATAAATCCATTGAACGCCAGTTTTTCATATGTGAAAACTGGAAAGCCTAGATCTTTTATCTTCCGATTAAAGTGTCGGAGGCGAAGATTAACGCCTAGACAGGCACATCCAAACTATAAATTATAGCTGGATTTGGACCAGAAAAAGCTCGGTCCATCAGTGCCGAAATCCCCATAACGAGAGAAGCAAAAAGGTAGAACTTCTCCCAAACCACCTGGGAATTTCCTATTCCATTCGACCAACCCATCAGACGTAAGCCTAACAGGTTTACTATTCC